TGTAGGTGCAGCCGGTCAGCCTGCCTTCGTCGCACACATTGGCCGCTGTGATGTAATCGGCCAGCGGCAGGTCGGTATAGGGCACGGCGCACATTTCCGAGGTGAGGTAGTCGGCCAGCATTAAGGTGGGGTTTTGCGACCAAACCGGGGTGTCGTTCGGGTAGGAGCCACTGCGGACATCATGCAGTTTTTTGCCACGCACCAACACTTCAAGGCTGGGGGGGCCGCTTTGGAAATCTCTGAAATTCAGATCCAGCCGGATGATGGTGTAGCAAAAACCAGACAGGAGCTTGGTGGCATCCCATTTGCCGGGCACTTCTGCGATGGTGGTTGCGTCGGCGGGGTCGCCCGCAACGCCCAGGTGTTTTTTAACGCGGACATACGGGGTATTAATGACATATGAATAATTACATGTATAACTTTGCAACGGTGCCCCAGAAATCACAGCGCCGGTTAATAGATAATTAAATTGTTCAGCTTCATAGTTCCCATCACCGTCAGAGAATTGATAAATTAATCTCAAACTGCCGGCTACAGGTGTGTGTGCAAGGGTGAATCCTGTGTCTGAAAATGTTTCAGATGCTTGAGCAATTTCCGTTTTAAAATAATCACCCGAAGTCACGTCGCCGTTTGCATCCAAGGTGCCCAGCGCCTTGCCGCCAATATAAACCTCTTCGATACCGTCGCACTCGTGTGCGGCGTGGATGCAAACCAGGTGCTTGTATTGGTCTTTGTTGCCGCTGGTCAACATGGCAACAACCGCACCACCGACCCGCGCTCTGCCGTAAACATACACATGCGGTGCGTCAGACGAAACGACCGTTGCGGTGCGCTCTTTGAGCGATGCGTTGTAGCTACGCCGGGCAGCATCTTCCTGCTCTTTGACTTTGCGCTTGGCTTCTTCGCCGCCCCATACCGCGCCCACAATGATGAGCGCCCAGCCAAGAAGTTGTAATGGCAGGCTGCCCTTCGCATACGTCAATCCTATGCCAACAACCGTGACTACTTCTGGCATTCTATCCTCCAGGCAATTTGCGCGAGGGTTCTGTTTTGGAAGCGCAAGCCAGTGCTACCGACAGACACGCAATGCGCACCGCTAAAGATAGAAGCAACACCATCAACAAGAGCAATGTCACCATCACTGGCAAAATTAGGCTCGATGCGCTTAAAATGGTTGTCAAAAATGTTTTCAATGCCGCCCCGTTTTTTTAGTTCTGCCAGCGCTTTTTTTTCGCTCGACCAGGTGATCTCGCTGGGTAAATATTTAATACCGGTCGCGTGCTCCAGCCAGCCCACGGTGAATAAAATGCAATCGTTAACGCCGTAACAAAATGGTGTGTTCAAGCGCTGCGCGATGTAGTCAAACAATTTCATACCGTCTGAAATAATTTCGAAAGCCACTTGCTGGCATCGGGGTTGCCCAGCAGGTCGGTCAAATAATCAAACCCGGTATCAGCCGGGTAGCGCTGCTTTTGCTGCGCCGCATTCATGCGCAAGTTGGCTTTGCGCTTTAGGCCATAGGCGGAGGTCTCACATTTCAGTGCAATCGTTCCGCTCTCACCCTCTACCGACGCTTGCATGTTGTCCATGGTGCCGCGCCAACAAATGTCGGGGGTGTCGATCAAACGAAATTGTTCGTCCAGCGGGCAGAAGTACAGCTTTGCGTCGCGCCCGCGATATTCGTTTGTGTTGCCAGTGGCCAAGGCGAGCAATTCAAGCTGGGCGATGTTGAGCTGAAACACCAAGGCGCTGGAGGTGGTGCCCTGCGACTCTTCTACCGCGCTGACTGAGCCTAGTGACCCAAGCCCCAGCCAATCGTAGCCACCCCAGTTGATGGTCTGCGGCAGCGAGGTGACGCGCACGGCGGCGGTTAAGAAGCTGAAGTGCGCGAAGTAAGCGAAGCGAGTAACCGGTTTTTCCAGTTCGGCCTGCTGGTTGGCGGTGAGGGTCATGTGCGTGTGTCCTCAATCAAGTCCAGCGCAAATCCGCTGACCGCCGAATTTAAATATTCCCAGCGGGTTTGTGATTGCGCCCTGCGAAATAGCGCCTTTGGTTTGTCCCAGGTGACCGCTGCCGCAATCAAATGCGCGTTGCGCAAAGGCGGCTCGATATTGACCGCTATAACACCGCTGCCATTTGCTGTCGCGTCGGCGGTGACCATCACCACTTGCTGCGACACGCCGGTACCGATGCCGAGCAGGTCGCCCGAGACGAGGGTTTTTGCTGCTTCGCTGGACGCGATAATAGAAAGCGAGACATCACCCTGGGCGGCGGCGATATTTAAGGTCATGGTGCCGCGCATGGTGCCGCGCGGCTGTGGGCGTTTCAGGTTCCACAGGGAAATTTGGTTGGTTTGTCCGCGCAAGCGCAGCATGAATGACTGCCACTCCCCCGCCGATGTCTCCAGCATGGCGTTGGATGCGAGCGTTACCAGCCATGCTGGCGGTGCGACTTCTACCGCCTGGCTACCAAAAGGCGAGGACATGGAGATGTCGCGGCGTTGTTGCGCCCAGGAAAATGTAGCCACGCCCAAGGTTTGAGAAAATTCGAGCACGCTCATACGATCTGCCCTTGTCTGCGCAATTTTTCCAGCAGTTGTTCGTTGCTGTTTTTAAGCGCTGTGCCAACCAGCCGGGCGACCTCTGATTGATCGGTGCGGCTGTCGATGTTGATCACCGGTGAATAATTGATGCTGCCGCCACCCGACGATTGCACCCCCAGCCGGCCAGCCGCATCGCGCTTGAGCGGCATGACCGCTTCGGGGCCGGCCTCGCCCATGATGCCGAGGTTAAAGGTGCCGCCGTTGGCATATTTAAACGCGGTGGGGCGATCAAAGATTCCGCCGCTGGCAAAGCGCTCGCTACCGGTGAAGGCTGCACCCAGCGCGGTGTAGGTCTGCCCGGGGCCGACCGAAAAACCGCCAGCACCGGTGGAGCCAGCGCCGCCAGCCAGCCCCAAGCCCAGCAAGTTGGCCAGCGGCCCCAGCAGTTGCTGGCGCAGGCTAATGCGCAACAGGTCGCTGATGATGGAGTCGGCAAGCGAGCTGAAGTCCAGCTTGCCGGTGCGCACGAATTGCACCAGGGCATCTTCCATGCCCTTGAAGGCGGTGGTGAAGAGCGCTTGCGATTGCTTGGCCATGTTTTCAACTTCGTCCATGTAGTCGCGCAGCGCAACCCGCGCACCATATTGGAATGAAGAGTTCAGCTTGTTTTGTTCGGCGGACAAATCGGCAATGGCCTGGCGTTGCTTTTCTTCTTCCTCGGTGACTGCTGCTATCTGCAATTTGTAATTTTCCAGGCTGAGGGTGCCGGAGATATGCAGTTTTTCCAGATCGATGCGCGAATCCTGCGCGCGCTTGCTGACGTTGCGCATGTCATCGGCCAGCTTGCGTTCGCTGGCGGAAAGCAGATCAGCGCCCAGCGCATCGCGGCGCTTGTTCAGCTCGTTTTGATAATCTTTTTCGAGTCCGATTAAAACCTGTGCGCCGGTGTCTTCTTTTTTTTCCTTGGCTTTTGGTAGTAATTTTTTTAATAAGTCTTCACCTTTCCCTAAAGGGGCAGTCGGCACGCTGCGGCCTTCGATACGATAACCAAGTGACCCAGCCGCTCCGGCTAATGCATTTTCACGTTCCAGATCAAGAAAATATTCACGAGCCTTTTTTTTACGCGCAATTTCTTCGTTCTGAAAAGCAACCATAGATTCAGTGGCGCGATTATTTGTTGCAATCCATTTTTCAAGCGCTGCAATTTCATTGTCAATATTTTTGATATTTTGTCGAATTGAATTACTTGGTAAGCGTAATCCCAACTCTCTGATACTCTCAGTAAAACTAAGTCCTGCTTTTCGAGCTGCCAAAAACTCAGTCGCCAATTTGTTTAGAGGCGGCAACAAGTCATTGGCGATAGAAATTCCCACTGTAGATGCTTGCGCCTTTAATAATGAAAGCTGGTCCTTGAATGCCGCAGCGGCTTTTGCGTTTTCGGTAGAAATTGGGTAAAGTTTTTGCCCCTGCTCCACCATCTCCCGCAAGGCTGCGCCACCTTGATTTAAAAACGGGATCATTTCCTCGCCGCTCTTGCCCAGCAATTTAACGGCGAGTGCGACTTTATCCACGCCGTCCGGCATGGCTTGGAAAATATCGGCGAGCTGCACCAGCGCCCCGGTTGAATCTTTGGCGGTGATGCCAAACTTTTTAAACAGGTCTGGGTTTTCGGCGAGGTTGGTTGAGAGTTTTTTGGCGGCGTTGGCAACTGATTCCAACGAGGTGCCGTTTTGGTCGGCGGCAAATTTCAGCCCGGCGAGGGCTTCAACGCTGGTGCCGGTTTTTTGTGAGAGTTTGCTGAGTTGGTCTTGCAGGTCGACGGCGGATTTCAGCATCCCGGCGAAGGCGGTGACGGTTAAAGCGGCGCCCAGCCTACCGGCCAGACCTTGCAGGTCAAATATCTTTCTTGAGATGCCGTCTACAGAGCTGCCCAACGAACGAAAGGCAGCAGCGGCCTGGGCGGTCTCGGCGGTGATAATTACTTTGGTTTCAGAGGTCACAAAATGCCTTTCTCGTTTGCTTCCTCTCCCGCTTGCGGGGGAGGATTGAGGCGGGGGAATTTAGCCATTGTCTTTAAAAACCCGTAGCGCTTCGTTTTCCATAATAGATAGCAGGTACATTAATTCTGACCGCGCTTGCCGCTTGATGCCGAAGGCATCGAAGATCACGGGGAACGATTCGTACCTCATGCCAACCACGCCATTCATGCCGACGTTCCACTGGGTGGAGAGTGCTGCAAATATCTGCAACGCTTCCCAGTTGTCCGGCAGGCATTGCACCTCGCTCTGCTCTTCGTACACGCCGAGCTTGTGGCTTAGCTCGCCGATGATGCCGCCGTCTTGCGCCTGGTTTGCGTCGCTACCGTATAAAGCGCGGGCGACGCTTCTCAGTTTTTTACGCGGCTTTCGGTGAGTCCACTCTGCCAGGCGCGGATTATTTCCAGCGCGGCGGGCTGGTAGGCGATAAGCAGTTGCTGTAGCGCTTCTTTTGAAAACGCGGCTTCCTTGCCCTGCTCGTCCATCACGCCTGTCCATCCCGTCACAATTTCTGCCAGCGCAATATCAATTGCTTTTTCGCTGCCGACCTTGAACCACTCGGCACTTTGTGCGGCGGTCATGTATTTAAAATTCATCAACACTTCAACCGGCTCGATCATGTCGGGCACGGTGAGCTTGACCGGGGTTTCAAACGTTGGGTTGGGTACGAGTTTGATCATGGCTTAGGTGCTGTAGACGTTTGGCTTGCCGAACATGGTGATGACGGCGCTGGTTTTTACGATGTCCTGCGCCCCGCCGGTTGGCAACAGTGACGCGCCGATGTAGCCGGTGAATACCAGTTTTTGGCTGTTGGCAAAGGTGAAGCGCACGGCACGCTGCGCCTGGGTGTCTGATGCTGCTTTGAGCGCGACCAGCCCGGCATCGCTCACGTCCCAGATGTTTTCAAAGCTGAAGGTGGCCGGGTTGGCAATGCCGGGGATCTGCTTTTTGACGTTGTCGTGGATGGTGGTGGTGTCGATAAAACTGAAGTCACCGCCCGAGGCTGAAATGCTGACCGCCGTTGACAGGGTGGTGCCGAAGGTAATTTTTTCGGCAGTGCCGCTGGTGAAGGTGTCGAACAGGGTGGTGTCGACCCCCTCCAGGGAAAACGTATCGGCTGTTAAAACAATAATTCTGGCAACCATGCTGTCGAGCTGGTACATGCCGTTGATGGTGAGTTTTAAATAATCGGCGGTGGTGTAACCGTGGGCGACCGAGGTGCATACGCCCGGACTGGCCTGGGTGATGCCGGTGATGGTTTTTGCGGCAGCAAGCGCCGATTGAATTGCGATTGCGATGTTGCTCCACTTGGTTGCTGTTGACATTGCTGCTCTCCTTTAAATTAAAACATCGGGCGCGTTGCTCATTGCGGTGTAGGGCAATGAAAAACGTAATCGTTTTATACCGACGGGCTTGTCGGATTGTTCGTCGGTAAACTCCATGCCGGCATAAAAAACTTGAAGCACCTGGCTGCCGAGAGTGATGCCTGCCGCCAGGGCGATTTCCACTTCCTTGCTGATTTGGTCGAGGGTGTCATCAAGTGCGGTAACGGCTTTCGCACAGCACTCAACAATTAAAATTATTCGGCGATCTTGTAATTGTGGTTGATGCACGGTGACACCTTCAGCGTCTTCGTTGTCTAAAAATATCCGCAGACCCGGCAGGTTGGCATCCATCATCGGCTGTAATCTGTTGGCAAACGCATTGGCACCAGTGGTTACCAACCCGGTGAGGGTGGTCTTGATCGCGTCGCGCAGTTGCTTGTGCAAGTGGTTTGCCATTTCACACTTCCTGCAATAAAAGCCGGGTCATGCCGGTGCCGTCTGGCTCGGGTTTGACTACGGTGTAGCTCACGCCATCGATCACCACAGCGGTGCCCAGCGCGGCATCGCTCACGTCGGCGCTGGCGCATAACACTGCTGGGGTGGAGCCCGCCATACCCATGGGGTCGGCGTAGGCGTCGTCGAAAATTGCGCGCACGACAACCCCGCCGACGGTGACATTTATGCCAAAGTCCAAAAAATACACGGCGTGGTCTTCGACAAAGCTCATTATTCGGTATCGCCCGGTTTTTCTTCCGCTTTCGCCTTGGCTTGCGCAATTTCATTCTTTTTCGAGGCGGTGGCAACTACGGTCGTGTCGATCAACTGTGTCGCCATTGCCTTTGGCAGGTCGCCCTCATAGCCAATTTCTTCACCCAGTTTAAATTCAACTGGCTTGATTATTTCGTAACGGTTTTTACCAAGCGACGTGAGGTTGTGTGCCCTTGGTTTGGCTTGCGCTTCGGTCAGTAACACAACTCCGCTGTGCAGTCTGGCGGCTCTGATAGCAATCGTATATTTCATGATGTCTCCTGTTTTAATTTAATAGCCTTGGCAAAGCACCCCAATAACCGAGGTGCTTTACCAAGACGGCTTAGATCATGGTTACGTAGCAAGCACGCTGCCAATAGCCATAGCCAACACCGCGCCATGCGTCGATTCCAAATTGCCAGGCGTCGTTGTCAAACTCAAACTCGGAGCCTTCGGCCTTGGCCTTTAGCTCGACTTCCTGCTCGGTCTGGCGGATGAATGCTTTGATCGGGCTGTCGGTGCGGAAGATTGCGAAAGAGTCGGTCCATGTGAGACGGGGATTCATCTGCACGTCCACGGTCAGCCCGGCAACCAGGTTAGGGTTGAGGTTTTGCTGTAGCGCGGCTGTCACCAGGGCGCTGGTTGCGGCAACCGCAGTGAGGTAAAGCCCGATAGGCACAACAACGAGGAAGCGGCGGGCATTTTCGTTCATCGGCTCGCCGCGATCATCTTTAAAGCTCAGGATTTGAGCAATGCCTTTTAAAATGGCTTGCTGCATTTCTTCTGTGCTCGGCGCCGTTACAACACCATGCACAGCCGCAGGCAGGGCTGAGATATCCACGGTGATGTCATTGTCCTGGGTGCCTGAGGCTCCTTCGAGGTGGTCGGTATCAAAGAAGAACTGACCGTCGTAACACACTGTCGACGGGCCGTTGATCAGCAACGTGGACAGCAGGCTGGCCCAATGGGTCGTGGCGCGTTCAGAAAACTCTGCGATACGGGTTTGGATTTGCGAGGTCTTGTCACGACGCGCGTCTTTTTTCTCGATCTGGATTGTGGATTCGTAATGCGTGTTGACGATGGTCAGCCCTTGCCCGCTAAAACCTTTAGCGTGGCGGCCTCCTACCCATTCGCGCATGGCGGGGGATTGCCCGAGAAAGTTGTAGGTCTCGCTCGATTGGTCCGAGGTGAACATATTTGCGCAGCCGTCGATCCACGCCATGCCGGGGTTGGTTTCAAGGCTGGCGAAATACAAGCCGATAATCGCACGGCTGGAGAGTAATGTTTGGTCCATGATATGGGTATCCTTTTATTTAGTTGATGTCAAAAATTGTGCTTGTCGGCTATAGACACGGTTACGCTTCGCGCGCCCAGATGCCAGTCATGCCGGTCACTACATAACCATCTTCATCGCCCAGATCCAGAATC